GACGGAGACAGGAACTGAAACTGCGGTTGTCAGATCAACGCTTTGATGAGAGGAGGTGTGTCAAGACCAAGCCTGAGACAGAGGGCGCGTAGTAAATGATGTTGCCTGCGCAAAAGCCGTTTTTCAGGACGAGTTAGCAGCCAAAGACGAGCGATCAAAATGGAGCAGGATTCGCGGAGAGCCTGTATGGCGTGAGATGTGAACCGCTGCTGTGAGAAGAGAATGATTGAGAGAGTGGGACAAAGCTTGTGGCCGAGTTCGATAAGGAAACCCAGGCAATGAATGTCAATCTCCGACAAGTGGTCTGACATGACATCTCCCAGCCGATAAGCGGTGTGCAGCTCGGCCAAATAGCTTGGAAGAACGGCCATGAGATCATCTTTCACAATGTGGAAGAGCGTCTTGAGATACATCAATGTGGGGTTTCGAATGAGCCCAGCAGAGGTGACGACATAGCCACAGAAATCAATAGAGGGTGCAACCACGGTCTTCGAGATGACAGCTATGTGACGACTTTGGGCGGCCCATTGGGGTCTCTCAACGCATGCCTGATTAATTGCCGAGTCGTCGCCGCCAAACAAAGCGAGGCAATGTATCTTCCCGTACTTCAATGAGCTGACTGCAATTGAAAACAACGTGTTGAAATCAAAGGTGCCGGGCTCGCCCGTGTCTCGACTGACATCCTTGGGGCCAATCAAATTGCTGCGGATTGAGACCTTCCACTGCTCATAATTGTCCACGAGGGCATCTGGCAGTCCAGCAAGGCGCATGACATGGCATTCGAGCAAGACTGAGTCATATCCCTGAGATGCATCGAACGCGGTGTAGTCATTGGCGGTGGAGGGACGGTCGATCCAGGATCCTTGTACTCGGTCGGAGAGCGCTGATGGTGAGAGCCCAATATTGAGGACTATGTTGCTGGGTATCTCAGGGTATAGGACTCGGCGGACGTACTTGACACAAGGGCCGTAATCGAAGAGGACAGAATCGTGGCAGAGCGCGAGGGTTTGGCCGGCTTTAGCGGGTTTGAGCAAAGCTTCAACTTTCGCCTTCACCTGCGACTTGACAAAGTGCATAACTTCATTGGGGTCGGCGGAGGGATCAGAACGCTTTTCGTTGGCGAGCAGAGTGGCGGCAGAGCGACCCTCAATTTTCTTCATCTCTTGCTCAAGGACGCACTCAGTGAACAAGTCGTAATCGAAAGCGCGAGGTTTTGGGTGCCACTCCAATTGCATGCACAGCGCGTCGAAGAGATTCTGGGCAACGGTAAGCTTGGAGGCCTTGATGACTCGTACATCGGTGATTGGTTTTCGGGTGAGGCGTTTACGGACGGTTTCGGTGAAGAGTGCGGCGTCAGCTGTTTTCTGCT